AACAGATAATTAAGTTCCAATTTGCTGATACTCCTGAGATGGAGAATGAGGCAGAATATACAAGACAACTACAAACCATGTCATTTGGTGTGGGTAGATCCAGAATAGGCGGATATTAGTGAGTAATTTTAACTATAGTTTTGACAAGTTAGCTAATAAAGATGATATAGTTACTTTCCTGTCAGATGATGAATTGGATAGTATAGGTACTGTAATATCTGAAGGTATCCAGAATGATATCAATTCTAGGGCAGCATGGACTAAAGATATGGATGAGTGGCTTAAGCTAGCTGCTCAAGTAAGAGAAGATAAGCAATTCCCTTGGCCAGATGCCGCTAATGTTAAGTACCCTATACTTACTATTGCTGCTACCCAATTTGCAGCTAGAGCGTACTCAGCTCTATTATCAGGCCCAGATTACGTACAAGGTAGGGTTGTAGGCCCAGATGCTACTGGAGAGAAGACAGAGATAGCTATAAAGATTGGTAAGCATATGTCTTATCAGCTTAAAGAAGAGATGGAAGAGTGGGAAGAAGATACAGATAGATTACTACATACACTGCCTATCACAGGTACAGCCTTCAAGAAAACATACTATGACCCTTCAGTTGGTCGTCCAGTCTCAGAATTCGTATCACCTAAAGAACTAATCATAAATTACCATGCTAAATCCCTAGAGAAAGCATACCGTAAAACTCACGTATTATATTATACTAATAATGAAATGGAGAGTATGGTTCGATCTGGCTTATATAAAGAGTATGATAATGAGCTAGAGATAACAACTAGTGAAGCTCCTCTAACTAATGCAGATGATTCACAGAATCTTAATCCCGGTATTGTAGATACGGCATCCACATATACACTATATGAGTGTCATACATGGTTCGATATAGATGGTGATGGATACGAAGAACCATACATTATAACAATAGACTCTAAGACCAATAAGGTACTAAGAGTAGTCTCTGCTCTATCTGAGAAAGAGAATGCAGTACAACGTAATGAGGTTGGTAAGATTTCTGTCTTATTACAGAAGCAATACTTTACCTCTTTCATATTCATCCCAGATCCTAATAGTGGTGTATATGGCTTAGGATTTGGTTCCTTACTAGGGCCTCTGAATGTAAGTATAAATACAATAATCAATCAATTATTAGATGCAGGTACTCTGAGTAATATGCAGAGTGGTTTCATAGCCTCTAATATACAACCCCAAGGCGGTGATACAGGTTTTAGACCGGGTGAGTGGAAGATAGTTAATTCATATGGTACTGATATCCGTAATGGTATTATACCTCTACCAGTAAGAGAACCCTCCGGTGTTCTATTCTCCTTACTAGGTATGTTAGAGCAAGCATCTATGAAGATGGCCTCTGTAGTAGATATCCTAACTGGGGAGATACCCGGTCAGAATACTAAGGCTACAGTTGCAATGGCAGCTATTGAACAAGGGCTTAAGGTCTTCTCTAGTATTTATAAGAGACAGCATAGATCACTCAAGAAAGAATATAAAAAGATATATGACATTAATGCAGAGTTCTTACCAGTAGAACAGTATGTCTCTATCTTTGATGCAGAAGATATGGAGACTATAGGACAGACAGATTACGATATAACTAGTAATGATGTAGTCCCTTATAGTGACCCTAATGTATCCTCTGAACAACAGAGAATAGCCAAGATTCAGGTAGTACAAGAGTTACTACAGACTGGTGTTATCAATGTTAAAGAATATGTACGTAGGTTCTTAGAAGCAACAGATCAACCTGCGATAGAAGTATTAATGGATGTTCCACCACCACAGCCAGATCCTATGGTTATATTGGAACAACAGAAATTCCAGCACGAGAGAGAGATGGATATATGGACTCTCCGATTGAAGGAAATCGACTTAGACCTTAAGGCTACTAAAGATCGTATAGATGGTATCCTGAAGATAGCTAAGGCGGAAGGTGAGGAGATTGGGGAACAAGTCAGCTTATATGACAAGTACCTTGATAAACTTATGCAACAAGAAGACCAACTGATGGAGCAACGTAGACAAGCGCATGAACAGCGTATAGCTGAGAAGGCACTAGCCCAACAACAGGCTCAACAGCAAGGTCAACAACAATAACCTAGAGGATACTCTAAAATGGCGCAAGAAGTAATAACAAGACAAGAATATGTAGATTGGAAACGTAACCCATGTACTAGTTCTTTTCTAGAGAACCTAGATAACAACTGTAAGGTCTTAATGATGAATTGGTCTAAAGATGCTTATAAGGAGAGTGGTTCAGAGGAAAAGATTAAGGGAATGATAGAAGCATACCGACTTATACTACAAGGTTTCAATGATAACACTGTAGTAGCTTTTGAGAAGGAAGATCTCGATGCGTAAGGCGGTTATGGAACCATGTGGTCACAGGGTATTAGTCCTACCTAAAGTAGTTGAAGAGAAATCAGAGGGTGGTATTATCATCCATACTGATGAGACAACTATGAAGATGGAGAAGGCTGGTAATGATATTGGTACACTGTATAAAGTAGGCCCTAATGCTTGGAAAGCATATGATAATGGAGAACCTTGGGCTAAAGAGGGAGATACAGTAGTTTATGCTAGGTTTGGTGGAGTATTTGTTAAAGATCCAAATACGGATATTGAATATATTTTATTAAACGATGAAGACTTAGCTTTGGTAGTAGAGACGGAAGTAGAAGATATAGAAATAACAGAGGAAATATCCTAATGAGTAAAGATCTAGATATAGATAATGGTAAAGATGTAGATAAAGGCGCAGGGGAAGAAGATATTCAAGAGTTGTCTCCTGTACAACAAGAGGCAACTGATAGAGGTTGGACAACAAAGGAAGGGTTTAAAGGTGATCCTGAGAAGTGGGTTGATGCTGGAGCTTTCATCACTAATGGTGAGTTGATGGATAAGATCTCTAAGCAGAATAGTTTACTTAAGAATCAGGGTAAGGCTATTGACTCTTTTAAGAAGATGCAATCCAGTATTGAGAAGAGAGCCATTGAGAAGGCTAAACAACAACTACTAGCAGATAAAGCAGAAGCTTATAATGCTGGTGATGGAGAAGCTATTGTCCAGATAGAGGAACAGATTAAGGTAGCTGATAAAGAGCTACAGGATGTCGTTAAGGAAGCAGAGGTTGTAGATCATGGTGCTGTATTCAGTGAATACTTCTCCAATCAATGGGCTCCTAAGAACGATTGGTATAAGACAAATGATGTAATGGAAGCCTATGCTGATAAGATTGGTGTAGAGCTATATAATAAAGATCCATCAGTTGATCCATCTGATATTATGGCTGTAGTGGATAAGAAGATGCGGGATAAATTTCCTGTACAATTTGAGAATCCAAGTCGTAGTAAGGCAGGTGCAGTAGGTGGAACTAACCAGAGCTCTGGATCAGGTAATTCAAGAGGTTTAATCTCTAAATTAACTGCTGTAGAGAAGAAGGTTGGGAATGATTTAATCAAGATGGGTGTATTTAAGAACTTGAGTGAATATGCTCAAGCCAATGCAGATACCCTAGCTAACGAACAAGAATAGGATACTATTATGTCAAATGACAAATTGAATACGGTCACAAATAGTGATCAAGTAGAAGCTAAGAAGAATACACGTAACGCTAATCCTACAGCAGGTGCTGTTGATGAGAAGCGTCCTAAACGTATCTCCGTAGCTAAACAAAGAGATAAGCTCTCTGTAGAGGGACAAGACCCCTCTCGTCACTATCATTGGATTAATGATAAGGATGATGGACAGCGTATCTATAAGTTAGAACGAGCGGGATACCGTATAGAAACAGATCAAACGCTAACTATTGGTGTTAAAAAGATGTCTGACTCATCTGGGTTAGGCACACCTCATCGGCAATTTGCTGGTGTAAACAGAGAGGGTGCAACAATGTATGCATACTTGATGTCTACATCTAAAGAATTCTGGAATGAAGATCAAGCTGAGAAGCATAAAGAGATCGACAAACAGATGAATGAGCAGACTGCATTAGAAGAGGGCTTCTACAACCCAGAGGGTGACGCTACACGTATCACTGATGATACAGCTAACCGAAGGTACTAGAAGTAAAATATAGGTATACTATATAGTAAAATATCAATAACAGGGCGTGCAATTAAATTTAACTAAATAAAGGAAATAAATTATGGCGAATGTTGATCGTCCAAATGGATTCCGTCCTGTACAAAATGCAAACGGAAGTCCTTATAATGGTATGAGTCAGAAGTACTACAGCTTGTCAGACAACCTTTCGGTTGGTGACGTTGTTATCGCTGTTACAACTGGTGAAGGTAAGTACCGAACAATAGGTCGTTCTACTAATGGAGCAACTGATATCATGGTTGGTGTAGTTACAGGGTTTGAAGTAAATCCAGATAACTTAGCTAATAACTATCATACAGCTTCAGCAGTATACGGTGTATTTGTCTGTGATGATCCAAATGTAGTATTTGAGGCTCAATCAGATGATGCCAGCTTATCTAAAGCTGACCTTGGTTTAAATGTAGATTACACTGTTACAGCTATTGATACTGATACTGGTTTATCCGGTATGGAAGTTGATGGTAGTTCAGCAGTAACACTTATTGCAACTCCTTGGCGTATTGTCGGGTTTGTGGATAAAGAGGATAATGATGAGACTTTGACTAATGCTAGAGTTCTTGTGAAGCCTAATATGCATAAATACGCAGCTGATGGCGGTGTGAGTGCTGGTGTATAATCTAAAATATTATAAGGAGAATAAATAATGCCTATTTCAAGTAATGCATGGGCGAAGGCTATGTGGCCGGGACTTAATGCAATATGGGGTAATGACTATAAGGATTGGAATCCAGAGCATGTAGCTTTGTTTGATGCCTTTACAGATAGTCGCAAATATGTAGAAGAACTTTCTACTAGTGGTTTTGGTCAAGCTGGTATCATAGCAGAGGGCGGTTCCGTCCAGTATGATACTGAACAACAAGGTTTCGTAACCCGTTATACTCACGTAGAACGTGGTTTGGGATTCATTGTTACCCGTATCGCTTATGAAGATGATCAGTACATGGTTATCGCTCATGATGGTGTTAAGGGCTTGTCTAAGAGTATGAAGGATACACGTGAGACTGTTGCTGCTAATGTATATAACCGCGCTACAAACGCGTCCTATACAGGCACAGGCGGTACTACACTGTTGAACTCATCTCATCCTAATATCGCTGGTGGGACTTACTCTAATCAATTATCAGTAGCTGCTGATCTATCTGAAGCATCATTAGAACAAGCATGTATTGATATTGGTAAGTTGACAAATGATCGTGGTTTGAAGGTCGCATTGCGTCCTCAGACACTCCACATCCCTGTTGATAGTGAGTTTGAAATTGAGCGTATCTTGAAGTCACCTTTACGATACGGTACTGCGAATAATGATTTGAATGCAATTGGCTCTATGGGCAAGTTCCCAGGCGGAGTGCATATCAATCACTATTTCACTGATACTGATGCATGGTTCATCCGAACAGATGCAGCTAATGGTATGAAGTGTTTTAACCGACGAGCTCTAGAGTTTGTTCAGGATAATGACTTTGATACTAGCAATGCCAAGTATAAGGCTACTGAGCGTTACAGCTACGGTTGGTCTAATCCAAAAGGTATTTTTGGTTCGGTTGGAGTTTAGTAGTAAGTAGTTGATTTATATGGGGTTGTAATGGCCCCATTTTATTCTTAAAGTATATATCCTCCCACATGGAGGAGTTGACAGCCTGTTCCAAGGCTAGGAGCTAAATAATATGGGAATTGCAAATTCAGGAACAAAGTATACTAATTTCTCTAATGTAGAAGTTGGTAATAGTACTGACCTAAATGGTAAAGTTAAGATTAATGGTCAGATTCAAAACAGTGGTAATGTAGATGTTACAGTATCAGCTGCTATCTCAGAGAACATCCAATCAGTAGAGCTTAATCATGCGACAGTTGTTGTTGCAGCTACTATTGCGGATGCTTCTAAACATCAAGGTTTATTTGTAGTAAAAGATACGAGCTCTGGTGGTACAGCTGCTCATACAATTACAATCACAACTGGTACATTCGATGGCACTAATAAGGTTGCTACTCTTAATGCACCTAATGAAGCATTGGTTGTCTTCTTCGATTCAGCTGGTAATGGTACTATCGTAGAGAACGTTGGTTTAGTTGTATTGTCGTAATGGCTAATAAGGGTAGACCTTCTAATTTTAATGCAGTAGAGATAGAGGCCTCTGAGGGCTTCTTTCCTCCATTGAAGTTAAAGGAAGGAGAACTAACAACTATCCCTGAGAAAGGTGCTGTAGAGTACCATGATGGTCATTTGATGTTTACTGGGGAGAATGACAGATATGCTGTATCCCTTAGTAATTCAGTAAAAACAACTACAACAACTGTAGAAAATACGATAGTTGAAACAACAGTACAAAGTAAGTTATTTCCAGCTAACTCATTACATGAAGATCAAGTTATCAGGGGCTCAGGTTATGGTTCCATTAGCAATGTAACAGGTGCTGATGATTTCGTTCTTAGATTTAAAGTTAATGGATCAACTATCCATACATTAACTAGAGTAGGTGGTAATGTTTCTGGTGCAGGTTGGTTTGTAGCTTTTGTTATGACCATCCGTAGCACGGGAGTAACAGGGGCTATGATTGACTTTGTAGAATACAGAGAAGGATCAACAAGTACAAGTAGCGCAGATATCACTGAACATGTTGTTGATACTACCGAGGATATTTTACTAGAAATGACAATAGAGTGGGATGCTGCTAAAGTAGGCAACATTTTTACATCCTCTCAGGGATTTATAGAACTAATACATTAAGGAATTAAGTTATGGCAGATGCAGTAAGTACTAAGGTGTTATTTACAGGAAATAACATATACTCTGTTCGTATCACAGGTAATAGTGATGGTACTGGAGAGACTGATGTAGTAAAGATTGATAAGAGCTCTCTTGCAGGGCCATTAGGTGTTGAACCTAATAAGATACGTATAGATGAAGTAACATGGGATATCTCTGGTTGGGATGGTATTAACTTAGAGTGGGATGGAACTACAGATTCTGTAGCTCTAGTATTAAGTACTAATGGATACACAGATTTTAGACCAGATGGTGGACTTATAGCTGATAATACAGATGGTACTGGTGATCTTTTACTAAGTACTGTTGGTACACCAGCAGCTGGTTATACATATGTAATTTACTTAAGATGTAGACTTAAAGGCGGAGTATAAGTAAATGGCAACTGAAACTTTCAGGGACTGGTGTAAGGAGAGTACTGCTACCACAGGTACAGGTACTATCACATTAGCTGGTGCTACAGCTGCATCATTCACTGAATTTACAGATGTCCTAGTAGATGGTGCTATTGTACCATATGCTATTATTGATGGTAATGATAGGGAAGAAGGTCTTGGTACATTTACAGCTACTGGCACATTACTGGCTAGAACTACAGTTTTGGCAACGTGGGTTAGCGGTACTTATGATGATACAGCTCCTACTGCTATTAGTTTATCTGGTAGTGCAGAAGTATATATAACTATGTCTTCTTTTCAGGCCATGAGTAGAACTGACACTAAGTTCACTAATATGCTATATAGAGACACAGCAACATTAAATGGTACAGCAATAAACGGACATGTTAACTTAGGTTCTGGTGCTTCTGTTACTGGTACAACAGCACAGGCTTATGACTATTGTACTGTAGGTGGTGGGTTAAATGTATCAGCTATAAATCAATATGCCACAGCTAGTGGTGGTAGTAATGTATCAGCCACAGGTGCATGGGCTACTGCGTCAGGAGGCATAAGTTCTGTAGCTTCTGGTACGAGTTCGTCAGTTGGTGGAGGTAATGGTTGTGTTGCACAAGGTAGTTACTCTACAGTGCCGGGTGGTAGAGGGGGTAAAGCAGCACATACACATTCTGTTGCTATGGGTGGTGGAGCATTGACACGCGCTAATTTTGATGTGGTCATTGGTGCTACTGATACAGGGACAGCCTCTTCAGCAAACAACACAATTCGTTTACAAGGTACAGGCGGGAATATAAAGATAGATGGAGCTGTAACTAGTCCAGAGGCTGATTATGCTGAAATGTTTGAGTGGTATGATGGCAATCCTGATGAACAGGATAGAGTTGGTAGGTTTGTATCATTACACCAAGGTAAGATAGTACAAGGAGCTGGTAGATCAGATAAGACTGGTATCTATAATTATTTAGCATCATTATTCACTAGTCCAAATAGTTCAACATCTATAGAGATGATTGGTATTATATCTGGAACTCCTTCTATAATTGGGGATGGAGCACCTAATCATTGGAATGGCAGAAATGTTAAGGATAAATTTGGTAGAAAGAATAAATTAAAATATACAAAACATGAGTGGGTTGATTTGGATGAGGATCATATAATAGTATATGTATCTGATGCGGATGGTAAACAATATTCTGAATACCCACAATACACACATAAAGGTATAATAGATAATAGCATTATACCTGTAGATTCAGAGGTGGAGATTATTGAGTTCCCAGAAGTAAGTGAAGGATATAATCCAAATACACCCTACATCCCCAGATCAGAGAGACAGGAATGGGATGCTGTTGGTTTAATAGGTAAATTAGTAGTAGATAGTGCTGAACCTATAACAGTAGATTATGTAGACCCTACAGGTGATGGTAGAGCTGTTAATGGTACTAAGTACAGAGTATTAGAAGTAATTGATAATTATACAGTAAGGATATTCTTTAAGTAATGTTAGGTACAGAACCTATGGCTGTAACACCTATGGCCACATTTACTCCTCCACCTGCTGTGACACCTGTAGGAACTAATAGAGGTGGTATGAGCACTATGATAAGACAGAGGAAACGAAGATAATGTCAGAGACAGGTAATCACAGCCCCAATGCAGGGTATATCCCCGGAGATCATTGGATAACATGCCAGAGATGCGGTTGTGACATACGTAGTTCTGATGGTAGAGAAGAATGGACTGGGTTAATAGTATGTGCTAAGAAGTGTTGGGAAGCTAGACATCCACAAGATTTGGTTAGGTCTATTAAGGAGGATACAGCAGCTAAGGGATTAGTTACCTCTGATTTCAATAGATCAGGTGATGTAATAACACAACAAGATAATACGTCTCCTACACTGACAATAGGGACAGATAACGAATTACAAGAGTGGTATACAGCATTAACTGCAAATAGAACTATTACATTTACAGCTAGTGGTGAGGACTACGATAGATTTACGATATATAGAACAGCTGGTGGTGCATACACATTAGATGTAGGTGGACTTAAGACAATACCAGCAAGTATTAATGCAGTAGTTGAAGTTGAGTACAGAGATGGTACTTGGTTTTTATTCAACTACCATACGTTATAGGATAAGATATGTCACTTTCAGGAAGTACTAATTTTACAATGACAGCTGGTAATATAGTAACCAGAGCACTTAAGAACTGTGGTATAGGTCTTAATGGAGAGACACCTACAGCTCAAGAGACCAATGATGCCTTAGAGGATCTTAATATCCTTATGAAGGCATACTCTCCTAAAGGGCTTAAAACATACCTACAGTACACGATATCAGTTACCCTAGTAGCTAGTACTAAGAACTATTCTATAGGCCCTACAGGGGATGTGGTGGCTGATAGACCTGTAGAAATAACACAAGCATTCAGACGTAATAGTGATAATGTGGATACAGAGGTAAATCTTGTAAGTAAACAGGAGTACTTCCAATTATCAGATAAGGACTCTTCTGGCCCACCTATTCAAATATACTATGATTATAAGCTGACTAATAGTGAGATAAACATATGGCCTGTCCCTACTACAGCTGATGCCTCTGAATACACACTAGAGTTAATAGCTAGGAAGTCTGCTGATGATGCAGATGCTACTACAGATGATATAGAGTTTCCTCAAGAATGGTATAGGGCTTTAATCTGGAACTTAACAGAAGAGGTTATGGAATCATATGACCTACCTGATAGTAAGCAAAGACGTATAAAAGCTAAAGCTAAGAATACACTTAAGGATGCAGAGGGTATGGATAAAGGCTCTAATACCTCAGTATACTTCCAACCTACAAGGAGAATATAGATGACAGTTGCTATACACGGTTATCCTGTCTTTAAATACTTCTTACCAGCTACGAATACACTAGCTGTAGGTGCTAAGTTGTTTACTTATGAAGTAGGTACTACAACTAAGAAGACTGCATATAAAGATTTTGATAAGAATACCTCACATACGAACCCTATCATCCTAGATGCTAATGGTGAGGTTCCTACCGCTTTATGGCTGGATGGTAAGTATAAGTTAGTACTTGCGCCCTCTAACGATACTGATCCTCCAGCCTCCCCATATTGGACTATTGATGATGTAGGTGATGAAGACCTTACAGCCTCAGTAGCCGGTGTAAGTAATAAGATACCTAATGGATCATTTGAGATAGATACGTCTGGTGATGGTGTTCCTGATAATTGGTCATTAACTGCTGGTACAGGTAACACTTTAGTTATTGATACAGCCTCTCAGATACATGGAGACACCTCTCTTAAGTTCACAATAACTAGTGCTAATACAGCAGATGCTATTACAGATTTCTTTGAGGTACAAGAGGGTGTACAAGAGATACTAAGGTTCTCTTTGAAGGCTAGTGCTGTAGATGCTAATATTATAGTACGTCTTAAATGGTATACAGATGCTCAGGTATTTGTATCTAATACAGATGTATACTCAGATAGTGCTGCTAATCCTACATCTTGGACTGATAAAGGATATTTATATACCCCCCCTAGTACAGCTAGATTTGCTAAGTTACAGATATTAGTAGCTACTACAGGTAAGACTGTTAATATAGATAACTTTAGGACTGCCCCTATAGATGATCATGATATCCCTAGAACTGTAACTGGGGAATGGATCATAGGCGGGGTATCTGCCAGTAATTTACTAGATAAAAGTGCTGCTGAGGTAGTATCTGGTCAGTGGGGTTTTACCGCAAGTGTAAAAGGTTTAGGTGGTAATTGGTTAATATCTCCTGATGGAGAAGATATAACACCTGCTCATGGCCTTGTTCTTAATAGAAATTCCAGTGGGGCTATATATACTCAGTATGTAAATAATGACACAGGGGTAGCGTCAACTAATGGATTTCTAGTTGGGATAACTGCTTCTGAGGAGGCATGGATATACAATATTCACAATAGTGATATGGTGTTTTTAACTAATGATAAAGAGGAAATGAGACTCCCATCTGCTGGTAGAGGTCTCATACTAGGAATACCAGCAGGGTTAGGCAAGGGAAATGGAACTGTAAATGCTGCTAATGGGTTTTATGATGACGGGGTTAGGATCAAAAGAACTGTAAATGATGAGTATACAACTAGTGGGACGACTGCTTCAATTGCGGGAGGCGCTCAGGTAGGTGCAACAATAACACATGGTTTAGGTACTGATGATGTTATGGTAGATATTCAAGCTAAAATAGATAACGCCACCTATGACGGACGATGGATGGTCATGGCAAGTATACCATCTGGGACTACCAACAATCCATACAATATATCAATACTAGGGTCAGATGCAGCTAGTGGTGCTAATTTTCCACCAGCTTCTATAATACATAATCCGTCAACTGGGACAATATCGTTGACATTTGATAATGTAGGGACGGTGTCTGCGACATGTTCATATAGGGTACGCGTCTATAAGAGGTCTGTATAATGGCTAGAATCCCACTAAATGGTCAATCATATGAGGGTATGTCTATTGACGCTAACTTCCAGAGAACTGTAAACTGGTATCCAGAGAGCGACCCTACAGGTAAGGATAGTATACCACTATACCCTACTCCGGGTCTTATAAACTTTACTACAGCTGGTAGTGGCCCTGTAAGGGCCTGTATAGTGTTATCTGACTTAGTGTATGTGATATCATCAGATGGCTTCTATAGTGTCACTACGGCAGGCTCAGTAACGAATATAGGCACTATCACTACTACCTCTGGTAGAGTAGAGATGGCTCACAATGGTGATGAGATAATTATAGTAGATGGTACACAGGGAGCACACTACAAATTAAGTACTACTACGTTTACAGCGGATCTAAATAGTGTAGATGCTGACTTCCCAAAAGTAGCCACAACAATATCCTTCTTAGATACATACTTTATAGTCAATGACCCTGCAAATACTAATGGAGCTAGTGTACCGGGTGCATTCTTTATATCAGGTATCTATGATGGTTTAACATGGGCTGCATTGGATTATGATGTAGCAGAGAGATCATGGGATCAGATAGAAGCAATAAGAACAGCCAATGGTCAACTATGGTTAATAGGGGAAGATTCATCTGAGGTATGGTGGCATTCAGGTAATGCTGACTTCCCATTTGAGAGAATACCATCAGCTGTAATAGAGTATGGTACATCAGCAGGACATACAGTATCCGAAGCTGATAATACACTAGTATTCTTATCTAGTAGTGATAGGGGTGCAGGACAGATACTACAGACTCAAGGGCATGGTACACCAAGAAAGATATCACATGATGGATTAGATGATAAATTACATAACTATACATTGGGTGATAGTTTCTCCTTTGTATTTCAGTGGAAGGGGCATACATTCTGTGTATTCACATTTCCTACATCAAATAAGACATGGGTATATGATCTAAGCACAGGTCTATGGTTTCAGTGGTCTACAGATGGTGATGATAGTAGACATATAAGTAATTCATACATATACTTCAATAATAAACACTATGTTGGATCTAGAGTGGATGGTACTATATATGAATTATCAGATGTAACATACGATGATGATGGTACAGCTATAACAAGATTAAGGCAATCCCCTCATCTACACTTTCAAGGTAAGGTTGGATGGATAAGGGCAATAGAGGCTATATTAGAGCAAGGTGTTGCTAATGGAGCAGTAGCCGATCCTCAGATGATGTTACAGTGGTCTAAGGATAGAGGGCATACATGGAACAGTGAACAGTGGAGAAGTGTATTAGGGTCTACTGGAGAGTACAGTAAGGCTAGTACATGGAGAAGAATAGGTAGAACAGAGGATATCATATTTAGGTTTAAGATGACTGATGCTGTTAAGGGTGTATTGATAGGTGCGTATATGGATGTATCTGGAGTAGGTGACTTAGAGGTTAGCTAGTATAGTAACATAGGGAAGTATTCATCAGCAGTAGAAGCAATAGCCTATGGATATGTTACAGTATACTCCATCACCCCCGAAAGACTATGGTTTCTTATAGTCTTGAAGGTTCTTTTATTATCTTCTCTAACAACTATATAAAGAATATTAGACAACAGAAACAGCAAATAGTTCAATTTATTTTCTTATAACAGGTATAAGTATAATTAATGTCACATAGAAGAACAGCAAGTAGATTACCATTAGAGCAACCATTACTTATGGAAGAGCAAGTAGAAGCTACTTGGGCTAAGTGGTTTACTACTATATCTGATAATACATATAGGTATGATAAGTATGAAGTAGATATTAATGTTACTAGTGTGCCTGCAAATAGTACATCAGAACAAACAATAAGTTTAAATGGGGTAGCTACTAATGATTTTGTTACGATTAGTAAACCATCACACACTACGGGATTAGGCATAGTCAATGTGAGAGTATCAGCGAAAGATACAGTAGCTATAACATTTATGAATACAACTGGATCAACTATAGATCCCGGATCAGAGATATACACTATAAAAGTGGAGAAGATATAGATGGGAATTAAAGCTAAGATGGAAGAGATTAGAGCTTCTGCTATAGAGGAGAAGGAGTATGCTGATAAGTTGCCTGCTCTTAAAGAGGAATATGCCTCTCTAGCTGTTGATGATCCTAGAAAGAAGGAACTTCATGGAGAACTATCTACATATGCTGCTAAATTTGAGTCTGAGATGGGTCATTTTGCAGGTGGTAAACTTACTGGAGATATGTATACCAAAGCAAAAGAAGGTTTAGGTCTAGGAGAGGAATTCTTTGAGGGGTCTCCTGAGTATAAGGCTGAGATTGGAAAGTATGAACAGTTAGGATATATAGAGAAGAAGATTGAACAAGGTATTACTGGTTCTAAAGAGGAATTAGATAAGTCTCTAGAAGCAATAGGCAGAGGTGCTGAGGGAGCTGCTGGTGAGTATACCGCTGGTGAGAAGAAGTTAACTGATATAGCTATAGCTGGTGGAGAGGATATTACAGAGGCAGCTGGTCGTGGTGCTACTGCCATGAAGGATGCCTATACAGAGGGCATGGATAAGGCTGGTACTCTTCTAGACCCATATGTTACGGCTGGTACTTCTGCTCTAGAGAAACAACAAACATTACTAGGTATTGGTGAGGGTGGTATGGAGGGTGCTCAAGCAGCACTAGAAGGTACTCCCGGATATCAATTCAACCTACAACAAGGTCTTAAGGGAATACAAGCTGGTGCTGCTGCTAGAGGTGGTACACTAGGGGGTAGAGCACTTAAGGAGCTACAAACTAGAGGAGCTGGTATAGCTTCTGGTACATATAATACTACTTTAGCCCAATTAGGACAAGTATCTGGTATGGGTATGCAGGCTGGTACTACACTAGCTGGAATAGGTATGGCAGGTGCTCAAGGTATTGCAGGAGCTGAGAGATTTGGGGCTACTGGTGCTATGCAAGGAGCACAGTTTGGTGCTACTGGACAGATGCAAGCTACTCAATGGGGTGCAGGCGGTAGGGCAGGTGCTCAATTACAGCAAGGTGCAGCTGAGGCAAGTGTATATGGGCAACAAGCTAGTACAGTAGCTAATTTATATGGTGGACAAGCCACAACAGGCACACAAATAGGTATGCAAGCTACTCAATCCCAAATAGGTATGCAAATGCAAAGAATGGAGGCTGATTTAGCTAGAGAGATGGCTGATTGGCAAGCTGGACAAAGTATGTTTGGTGATATGTTAGGGTTAGCTGGTAATGTTTTCGGTGGGCCAGTTGGTGGTAAAATAGTTGAAGGGATATTGGGATAGGAGCGCAATTATGAGTATGGCAGATATTATAATGCAGGGAACTGCAAGAGGTTTAGAGTCAAGATCTAGAGGTATGGCTCAACTTGGGGCTGGTATATCAAGAGGCATGGGTGAGTACACCCGTCAGAAAGAGAGGGATGAAGACCAAGCTATTAAAAGCAAGGAGTGGGAAGTAAAGAAAAGATTTATGAATGCTCAGGCTGATGCTCAAGAGACATCCGCTAAAGTAGCCAGATCTAACCTAACAGAACAAACTACTTATAAAGCTAATTTACAATATGCAGCTGATAAAGGACTAACAGATGCACAGACTGTTGATTATATGAATAAACATGGTAGTGCTAACCTATCTAATCAGTGGCTAAAAGGTAAAGAAGAGAATGATTCTACCTTATTAGCTCAAGAGACTACTAGACTAGATGCAATAGATAGACGTAGAAAGACGATACAACAAAACTTTGCCTCTGTAAAGAGTGAGGATGAGTTTAATCAAGCACTGGCCTATACTACAAAGCAATTGGGTAAGAACCCATTAGAGGGTCAAGAAGGGTCTTGGCAGGAACAACATAAGATGCTTATGGGTAATATGGGAACTATGGAGCAACTTACTAAGACTAAGAATGAAGCATTACGTGTAAAGAATAGAACTGACATAGAGAAGAAGGTCGATGCTGTAAAGAATGCACATAAGAGTAAAGATGCACAAATGATTGAGGCTACTGAGAGGGATTTAGAGAACTCTTATAAGAGGAAAGCTGCATTAACACATCAAGAAGAGATGAAGTTAAGAGATAAGAGAGCAGAGGCTAATGAGGCATACTCTAATAATGCTGATACAATACTAGATGCATACTTAGGACAGGAATCATTTGGTGGAATAGATGCTATGTCAGAGGGTTATGATATTGTAGCTCAACACCTCATTAAGCAACAGGAAGCTGGATGGGAACCTGCAAGAACAAAGAAATGGTTAGAGGGTTTTGTAACTATGGAAGTAGATAAAGATCCAACTTGGGGTACATTGTTTAATGGCCCACCTAAGATAGTTATAAGTGAATTTGCACCAGATCCAGTCAGTATGACCAGTGGTGATGTGCATTCTATGGCTAAACAAGCACAGGAGGCTTCTGAGGTTAAAGGTGCTGATGAGTATGAATATAAGATGGTTGATGGTAAGCGAATGAGACGTAAGGTTAAATAACTATGGCTAATGAATGGGAAGAGGTTGGCGCAGACCAATTCATGCTACAAGAGTTAGATAAGTACTCTAAAGAGAATCCTATAGATGATGGCTGGGAGGAGGATGGGTGGGAGGAAGCTCCTGCTAAAGAATCCTCTAATGGTGGATGGGAATTAGCCCCTGAGAGCTCCTCAGAGCCTGTTAGAGAGGCTTTACCGGATAATGGTGTAGATGTATCAAGTATAGTATCTAGAATGGCTAAGGAGAGCGTTAAGGTAGGATTTGGGGATTATACCTTTGATACAGGTATATCTCTAGAGGATATAGGTTCTGTATTTGGTAGTGAGGACTTTGCTAAGGAAACTACAGCTGAATTAATAGGTGTAGGACATAGCATGTCTATGGTTCCTAGAGGACTTAAGCAATTAGCTGGTATAGATGAAGAACAGATGAAGACAGAAGAAGCTGCTATGGATGTACTATATGCAGATGAGGAATTAGGTACTTCTGCTACAGCTGGTATGGTTGTTGGTGCTGTTGTTGAACCAGCAGGTATGTTAATGCCCGGAATGAAAGCTGCTAATATAGGTGGTCAGATAGTTAAGGGAGCTGCTAAGACCAATGTTATTAGGGCTGCTGTGGGTTCTGCTATATATGGTGGAGCTGCTTATACTAAAGAACAAGAAGATGAATCATTCCTAGAGAGTAAAGCTAAACAAATAGCTACATTTGCTGCATTTGGTGCAGGAGCTGGTACACTATTTGGTGGTACATTTGCTAGAGGGGCTAAGTCCACTATACCAAAGGGCGCTCCTCCTGTAATTAAGAAGGAAGTATCTAAAGCATATAGTGCTATTAGTAAGAGACTATCAGAGAAGGCCAAAGAAACTGGTGAGAAAGTACGTATAGATGATGCTGGTGTGTATATTGCAGCTGAGAAACAGATAGATGATATTGATTTAGCTATTGCTAGAATGATTAAGGATGATGCTGGTGAGATAGATCCTGTAAGGATTAGTCAAGAACTTAAGAAGAATATGCCATTTAAGTTTAATGGACTTAGAGATGCTACTAAGGTCACTGGTAGGAAGCCTAGAATAGGTATGACCAGAGATGAGGCAGAGGATGTAATAAATTACTTCACTAAAGCTGCTAGACAGAGTGAACTAGCTATAGGTGCAGATAAAGTAGTAGGTATGTTATCTACTCGTATAGGTAATAAGAGTCAGAGACTATTAGGTAGATTAGAGAGACATTTCCATGATAACAATAAGGCTGAGAAAGCTGCCCTAGATAAGGTTGATTCATTTATGGGTAGAGCTTCTGAGATATTTGGAAGACCTACTGGTAAGCAAAAGATTAAAGATGTAATAGCTGGTGTTAAGGGTGAGAAGATTGATAAGGTTAAGAGAGCTGCTGAGTATGATGAGTTCTCAGCTAAGATGCTTAGTGGGGATTACTCTGGTATAAGGAATATGCTAAGAGGTAAAGGGTATATGTCTAATAGTCATGAGATTAAGAGTCTTGATAACCTACAAGATTGGTTAGGTTCTAGAGCTAGACACCTAGTAAAGTATGGTATCCTTAAAGAAAGTCAGGTAATTGATAATTATTTCCCTCGTATAGTTAAAGATTTAGAAGGTCTTAAGACAGCTGTAGGGTCTAAGATGTCTAATCAGATAGATGATGCTCTTAATAAAGCTGAAGCTAAGATGATGGAAGCTGAGAGAAGAACACTTAATCAAGCAGAGAGGGCCTCTGTATTAAACAGCGTAATGGTTAAGTATCCTAAAGGTATCCAGACTAAGGGTGGTGGGTATACTAAGGGACGTACTATGGAGGAGATTGATCCTAAGTTAGTACAGTTCTATGAAGATCCATTAGAAGCATTACATACTTATGTACGTAATAGTACACAAGATATAGGTAAAGCTAAGTTATTTGGTAAGGTGGCTCAAAAAGAAAAGGTACTTAAGAAAGATATTATAAAAAGATATCTACCAGATAATCTAACAAGTAAGATTAGTAAAGATGAGTGGTGGAATGATACTGGTAAAGGATTACTTAAAAAAGCCAATAAGAAAGCAGAACCGCCTATAATGAGGGAAGGGCCTAATGGAACACCTGTTTTAGATGAATCTAGGAACATCGGGAGATTACTAAATGAAGAATTAGAGGCGGGCAATATCTCTACATCTGATGTACAAGAGTTACAGGAGATTATGGATGCGCTATTCTCTATAGGACAGAAGAGCCCTAGCTCTATAGTACAGGGGACTAGAAACATTATGTATGCATCCCTATTAGCAAACCCTATTAGTGCAGCAGTACAGTTTGGTGATGTGGCTATTAGTATGTACATTAATGGATTTAGAAACACAATAGAGACGATAGCACCTGCTGCTAAACATACCTTATTTGCTAAGAAAGGTTATATGAAGTCTATTATCCAAGATATGGGATTAAGAAGTCATATTACAGAGGAATTTGCTAGTACCGGTAAGACAGCTAAGTTCCTTAAGGTAGCTATGAAGGCATCAGGCTTTGAGAAGGTTGATACATTTGGTAAGGAAGTAGCTGTAAGAGCTGCTCTGAATAAAGCATCTAAGATGACTAGTACAGAGGCTGGTAAGAAGGCTTTCATTGCCCAACACAAGGCTAAATATGGTAATGAGATATATAAGATAGCAGAGGATTTAAAGGCTGGTAAGGCTTCTGAGGAGGCTCAGGTATACCTATTTAGTGAATTAAGTAGAATGCAACCTATCTCTAAGTTAGAGTTACCTGAGATGTACCATAGATTACCTAATGGTAGAATCATGTATATGCTTAAGTCCTTTATGCTAAAACAAATGGATATTGTTAGAAGAGATGGTATCCAGAAGATGATGAGTAAGAACCCTAAAGTACAATATCAAGGGGCTAAGAGCCTAACAGGCATACTTGTAGCACTAGGAGCAGGTGGTACTGCCTCTGGGGTGATACAGGAGCTTATGAAGGGTAATTTAGATGCTGTAGATGAGGCTGGTGATCCGGTTAAGTGGGTTACTAATATGACCAAGACATTTGGTTTAAGTGAATATACCATGAGAAAGATTGGTAAAGCCGATATAGGGGATGCTATAGGAGGTATTGTGTTACCACCATATGCCATGTTTGATGATGTATGGCAAGAAAGGAAGGATGAATTAGAACTTAATCCTAAAGCTGTTAAGAAGATACCTGTATTTGGTAAGCCAGCTTACTACTGGTTAATGGGTGGCATAGAGAAAGAGATTGAGAGTAAAGCCTACTGGGCAAAACAAGATGAATATAAACGGAAGAGAATAGCTAAGAGAGAAGCTAGAGGAGAATAGATGTGTCTGGACAAACTAATGATGTGATAGTAGCTAAAGAAATTGGGTACTTGAAGGCCAATACTGAGATTAATACTAAGAAGATAGAAGATTTCTATGATCTATTATTTAGTCATATGGCTAAGGAAGAGAAAGAAAGGAAAGTGCTAGATTACAAGATGACTGCTATGGGTGGGGCATTGATGTGGCTTATAGTCAAGGATACTGCAACTGCTAATAACTGGTTCACAAGCATCCTTGGACTCTTTATACCGGGCATCTAGAAGTACTCTGTGTAGAATACCTTTATGACGATAACCGTAAATATTGTAAAGGCTATATATCCCATAAATACCTAGTGGATTCTAAAATACCCCCTAGTGTCTCTACTATCACTATACCCCATAAGACATAGTATGTAGCTCTATTAACCTCTATTCTATCTGTTAATAATTTGTACATGTAAATGATCCTCCTCAATTAATACCTTTAATCCACGAATCCTAAAGTTATGTATTACAGCACTCCAATCACCCCCATCAGGCACTACATCCATAGCATGTCCTGATAGGTGCTTTGACTTAGGAACACCACCTACCATCTTATTCCTCTTAGGAGTTCTGATCCAAGAAGTAACAGAACACCCATGATTCAAACATACATAACTTACTATATCCGCTAGACGATTACTCCTAGTATCCGCTACTGCACTTACGCTGTAACAGAGGAGTCCGATTGTAATAACTCTACATAGAGTAAGAAACATACCTTCATCCCTCCACTCTGTTTAACTAATTGTTTAGCCTTATTACCAGCTTCATCTATAGAAGATGCTGCAATAGTTACAGGCCCTTTACCCATGAAGCTAGCTCTATACATCTTTGTCCCCATCTTCTAATCTCCTTAACTTAAGCTCTAATCTAGCTATAGCATTCCAAGCCACTTGAGCGTCATGTAGAATATCATGATCAGTCCACTCTCGTATATCGGAATCATATTGCTCATCTGTGTAAAGATGTCGTAGCATTGCCGCAGTATAACGATTTTCTCCATCTGGAACACTCTGCCATCCTCCCCTTGTATACTTCTTAGCTCCAGCTGTACCAACATCAGCGACCATAGTAAGTGCCTTACCAAACATCAGTAATAATGACATATCTGGTTTATCACCATCTAACTTAGCACCGGGTTCATGTTGATCCATCTTTCTTACTCCTTGGTTGATACAGAGAGAATGCCTTACATAGACTAGGATTATCTCTCATTAACTGAAACATACTAGTCTCTAATGTGGATATATCTCTATGATCTATATTGATTTCAAGCTTATCCACTATACACTCTATACACTCATGTAATAAGGTAGATAACTGACTATCATAAGGTAGCTCATCTGCATTAGATATCTCTATTAGGTTCTGTCCTCCATGATATAAGCCTAAGCACTCATCCCCATCTGAATGAAAGAGTGCAGTACTGTAGCTTACATCAACCTCAGAACCAAGGATATTAAGAGATTTAACTAACCTACTTAAATCCTTAGTGTTATTAGCCATATTGATCTTCTCCTACCCATCTATTCTTCTTATTAACAACCATAGGAACCCAAGTCATAATACCATTGTGAACTACACCAGCTCCTAAGCTACTCTTAACTCTAGCAAACTTAGCATAAGCCAAGGCATAAGCTGTATGATCAACTAGACAACCTGCATTCATACCCTGTACAGACTTATTATGATCAGTAGATATATGAATAGTACCAGCATGTCCATGAGTATGACCATGTACTACTGACTTCATCTTAGATAGTAACATAGTACGTGTTGCATACATACCTGTATACCCATTACCATGATTGTAATTAACACCATCTATCTCCCACTCATCTCTCCACTCCCAACCATCAGGTGCTTGGATAATCTCATTAAAGTCCTTAAGTAAACCCCTTGGTATACCTGCTCCAAATGCCTTACGATAGGCTCTGATATCATGATTACCATAACAACCCTTAACTACTGGGAATAACTCATATAACTCTTGTAATTGATCTACAGCTTTAGATAACTCATCTTTAGGAGAGTAACCATCTGGATCGGCATCAAACTGAGCCATAGCGTGCCAATCAATTATATCTCCTAAGTGTACCACTGTGTCTAAATCAAACTCATCATACACCCACTTCAAAAACTTTACACTATCCTTGTGCATGAAAGGTGCATGACAGTCAGGAATTGCTAGAACGTTACTCATTATATAGTATCTCCTCTTTTCTATTATCAGTTATTGTGACAACTATATCATCTATAGATCTAATATCAAACTCTATAAACTCTTCTCCCTTCTTCACTTTTACTTTCTCCATAAATATTTTAAATACCTTATTATCATTAAAATCATATTTCACTTGAAGGCAATCTAAGAAAGGCTTACAAGCATTATCTATGTCATAGGCCGCTGAACTAAGGCCCCATCTAAACTTAATAAATAACTTACCATCTGGTATGGATACATCATCAGGTAAAAGTTCTTGCATTATCTCCTTATAATCTTTATATGGCTTAGTTGATATTCTACGCCCTAACCAGCATCCATTAGCTGAGAAAGGCTTAATACCTACCCTCCTCATACTTTATCTCTTTCTAAGTCTAGGCAGTATCTCTCCCATGTAATATACTTAAATTCCCCATCAAATTCATCAGGAAAATTCTCTCTAAAATACCTCTCTAAATACTCTTCTGAGGGACTCTGTTCCCAGTACCCTCTAACACCATTATCGCCAGATTCAGTCCAATATACAACTAAATATATATCCATTTAGTACTCCTCCGGTACTGCATCTGACCCTAATAGAACCCACTTACCTTCTGGCATTGTAATATGGTTCTCCTCAAGAATACGAGCTATCTGTGATCTCATATTAGCATGAGATGAAGCATAACCTGTCATAATTACCTCAGAGGGCTCATGAATGTACGTGTATTTGACTAGATTGGTTCCCATAATTCCTCCTCATTGCGCCTAATCCACAATAATTGTGCTCGCTGAATGATTGTCTCCCTACTAATTCCATCATCCTTATCCAAGTATACCTGTTGTACAGCATCCCACATCTCCTTTATTGTATTACATTCAGCTACAGCCTTAGCAGACTTAACCTTACCATAGCCCTTAATACCGGGTATATTATCTACACCATCACCTGATATAAGTTGAGCATAGAAGTTCCTATCAGCAGTCAACGGATCTATTAACTCAGGGTCAGTATCCATACCTGATAGGTTCTGATTCCACCCCTTAATCATCTTAAGATCCTTATCAACTGTAACTATAACAGTCCTTATATACTGTTTACCAGATAATGCCATCTGAGTAGATGAGTACTCCATAAGAGTCTGCTTAATACCTAAAGCATCATCAGCTTCCTGCCCATCAACCACAATAGCACCCCAATACTTTATAAGATACTCTCTAATCTTATCCTCATAGAAAGGCCTTACAGGGGCCTTATACTTCTCTTCAGTAGCATCAAGCCATTCAATGAACCTACCTGCATCCCTGTACTTCTGTCTCTTCTCTTTAGAGAAACGGTTTCCTTTATATGGCATCTCACTAGCCACATCCTCCCTGAAATTATCTTTACCTCCGATGTAAACAATTGGATCACCTCCCTTAAACTTATCTTTAATAGCAGTCATCATTAATTTGGTAGTATGAAGGATTCTATTCAATGGTTCTAATATCTCCTTCTCAACAATAACAAAGTCTTCCCTAACCTTGTCATGTTCTTTCAACCAAGCATTCAACTCTTTAATGTACCTGAATTTAATGATGTAGTTCTTAAGGTCTTTAGGAGAGTAAACTTCCCTCTCCTTGTATTGACCTGCTAATCCACTTCTAAATACTATAGCACCTAATCGCCGTCAACTAGTGGAACCAATGATTCATAGCTGACGGCATTCTCCTTCTCTTTGTCTGTCATAATTTACATACCTCTCTATCAGTTTTAAATATACGTCTATACTGTTGACTCAAATTATCCTTCCAATTACGAGGCCTCTTGTTGTGCCCTTTAGTTAATTTATACCAAGAAGTATATTTCCTGCACTGATTCTGCAATCCATCATAATTACTAGCTCTGCTATTAAAGGCATCTTTATTATGAAGTTTCTTACAACCACCACAGTACTTCTCGGTATTTGGATCTCCACCAAGATCTATAATCTTAGTCCTAACATGTAGAAGAAAGTGGTACTCAGGGTTTGGGCAAATAACAAGATTAGTATTCTCATAATTATTTTTATCCAAATCCACATGATGTACGCACTCAGCCCTGTGTAAAGACCTTCCAATAGCTTCCTCTGCTTTAATCCTATGTATTAACTTACCACTTTTCCTCGGATAACTACTGGACACTTTTTGGTAAAAATAGTTCAGGGACTGTGATTGGACTAGTCTCCTTAAACTCTTTTTCCCATGCTGTATTCAAGTCCCTGCAATAACTAATCGCTGTAGCTGCCAAAGTATCTTCCCATTCCCGAACACCAGTCTCTGTATTAGTAACACAATACAAGAATAGTCGTTCGTCTTCAGGGCCTTTGTTTAATATACTCCAATCAACTGTCAGTGCATATACCCCAAAGACCTTAAGTGTTTGTACAGGATCTTCCTTCTCTCCAGAGTAAGCCTCTTTCTCAATTGCATCTAACTCTTCATTTGTAGGTTCTCTATCTTCTTCACCCATCTTATTATCTCCTAGTTATTAGTATGGTGCTTCTTGTTTCTCTTCAGCCATAGCAGTTGCTTCAGCTTCTTCCTCTTCTACAACTTCTTCTATAATACGCTTAGCATGTACAAACTTAGGTAGACCAAAAAGAGAACTAGTAACTAGATTACTCTTATCCTCACTGTCACCTATACCACATTGTACAGTGGAAGCTCCAACACCTTCTTGGTACTTCTCAGGTATCTTATCTAGAGACTTGATATTGTCATATACCTTACTCTTATTCTCCCCAGTACCATTTACGTTCTCTACATTAACACTACATACCTTATCTAATTGAGCTTCCCAATCAGCATCTGACTCCACACCAGCACTCTCATCAAAGATAGAGTATAGTTCTAACTCAGTGCCCTTCTCTGTGAACCCATTCTCATAAGCCCAGAAAGGTCTAGTCCATAAGATACGTGGTTGTAATACACCCTCTTTATCTTCCTTACCAGCTCCAATGATCTCAATACCAAGAGATAGTTGTTGAAAGTTACCTTGAAATTCACCAGCATATGACTTCTCTTGTAAACCAAGATCAGCTACATAAACTAAGCGGCCCTCATGACCACCACTCTTCAAGTTATCCCAGATATACTCAGAATCACTCTCTTTCTTTACTACATTTGTACCAGCTTTTCTATTTAACGCCATCTTTATTCTCCTATTTTAGTAACTATGATATTTGTAAAATGAGTAATATTATATACTGATTCCACATTACCTTTCTTTATGAAGTAAACCCCAAGATCATACGACACATCATCCACTTCAGTAAAAACAATGGAAGCCTCATCCAGCCCCTGAAACATTTCAACTTTATACATCCTACTTCTCCTATTAATGGACATCACGCCATGTTTTACCCCACTTAGGGGTTCCTGTAACTGGTACTCTGATATTCAGAAACTTACCAGCCTCTTCAAACGCCTTCTTAGCCAACTCCTCTACAACATCCCTCTCATCTATAGGAACTTCTCCTTCTAATTCATCATGCATTATTATGATCTGCTGTGTTTCCATATCTCTCTCTCTTAACCACTTATCAAAGAATAGAGCAGCTACCTTAACCACAATACTACCTGTACTCTGAAAATATGCATTAACTAAACTATGTTCAGACCTAGTATTTATCCTCCTACCATCTATTCCTATTATGTACTGCTTCCCTGTACTCTTCCAGAAAGCTACAATAGCTTTCTTAAATCCATTAAGTGCTGTATTACCATTCCAGAAATCATTGTATATCCTAGTAGCCTTAGCTGTAGAACAACCCAATGTATTAGCTAATCCCGGAATACCAGAACCATATGTAATAGCGTATTTTGGAGCTTTTGACTCCTCCCTAATAGCATCTAGTACCTTATACCTATGTTTATCCTTCTCCTCAAGAGGAGCCTTATCAACCTTATGGCTCTGATAAAAGGCTAACTCTTCCTCATTCATATAACCATTATTGAATGCTGTATTACTGTGTACATCTCCATCTATTAACTCATGTGCATAGGATTCTCCACCCTCATATGGCATACAGGAGTGAGCTTCCATTCTCGCTTCTAAACCATCCGCATCAACACCCATCATCAAGGTTCCCTCTGGTACAGTAAATAATTCTCGTATCTGTACATCAGAAGGCCACAGTCCTATATCTTTGGGCTTAGGTATATTAACTAGACCCCTATGTGTCATGCGACCTGTATTAGTACCATTGGTCATAGCACCTGCTTCTATCCGACCATCACTTCTTACTAAATTTAGAAGACCTTTTAGTTCTCCTTTCTTATTAATATTGAATAACATCTGTGCTCTATGCTTTAGAACATTACGTCTAGATACTAACTTACCTAACTCACCTCTAATAGTTGGATAGCTGCTCTCAGATAACTTAGGAGCACCCTTTGGTGTAAATTCATCAGGTATCCATCCCTGTGTTAATAGGAAGTCCTTTACTTGTGCAGGACTATTTAAGTTTATTGGTTCATAAGAGAGTCTCGTAAACGGGCCACATACTGTTCCTGAGTTATGAAACCATTTTTGTACATTCGCCTGTAATACACCACCTTTTGTGAACGGCTCATCTTCGTAGCCTGCTCTCTTCTTTTCTCTGATAAGGCGGAGTGGCATACCTTTCTGCAACTGTTCGGACACTTTGAACACTTCATTCCATATCTCCTCAGCTAAGTTATAAGCCCTATCCTCATCAAAGAGAACTCCCTTTCGTTCCTGTTCCCCTTGAAGTTTCGCAATACCATACTCTATTTTAATAGCTTGATCCCAAGAGTTCCCCTTATCTTCCCATGCTTTCTTTTCTTCTTGTAGTTTGTACCAAGTTTTTGTGCCTATTTGTACATCGTAGAAACATCTTTCAATCATCTCGTAAGAGAATTTATCCCACTCGTCATGTTGTACCTTACCCAGACCAACACGTTGTCCCCAAGCTTTTATAGAATGTAAACCACGGTCGGGGTTAAAAAGCTGACTTAGTATATAAGTACATTCAAAAGTCCCGGGTTCCCATTCGGGATCAATAAGCTTACGAATTACTAACCTATCAAATTGACCAAAGTTATGATAACAAGTCTGTGTTTCTGATAATAACTTAAAGTGATTTTCTAATGTATCAAGAACAGAGAATTTATCTGTAACTTTCTCTACCCAATCCGTGAGTGTATCCCAACCGTACTCCTCTATGACAGTACTATGAAATGAAAAGTAATACATGTCTTCTTCTGTGTCATAAGAAATATTTATCCAAATCTTGGTAGAATCAAATACTAAACCATCTGTCTCTAGGTCGCATATGTGCATGACACCCTCCCGTGGTTAGGGTGAAATTTAAGAGAATTTTCTAATGACTTCCTAAAACAAATAGCATCAAATTGATTATCAAATCTTTTACCAATAGTTTTATTGTTAGAGCCTATTTGAGATATCCATCTATTCCTATACTTACACCACCTAACTCCAAGTATCCCAGAAGTATTAGTTATAGGTATCTTACAGTTTTTGGCGTTATCACTATTAGATACATCCCTTAAGTTATCAAACACATTATCACTACGAACACCGTTCTTATGATCTATTTTATTCTTAGGGAAAGTACCAGTAACATATAACCATGCTAATATGTGTAGACCATATTTAGTTCCATCAATATCTGTCCGAATGTACCCATTAGTTTCTGTCCATCCGACTTTTCGTGTAGAACGGAGTCGTGTAAACACACCGGTATCAGGGTCGTAGTCTAACAATTCTTTTAATCTTTCTTGTGTTAGCATCACTTCTCCTCTTTATCTATACTATCATCTATACCATGTTTATATTTACGTATCAAGTACACAACCATATCATGTACTCCAATTACAACTAGGAATATACCTACATATAGAGCGTAATCTTGGAACATATTACCAGCTCCTGTGTTTCTCATGAATGGACTCTATTCCATCATAATCATCCAACTCCCACTCTACACCATCAGGAATTTCTACAATTTCCAAGTCAGCCATACTCCCAGAAGAGTTTCTCAAACCAACCTTCTCAACAGCCTCAACCAACTTAGGGTCATCTCTTTCTATATCCATAGCGAAACCGTACCCATCATAGTTTAAACCCATCTCTTCATACACTTCTTTAGATAAACTAAAACCACCATAACACTTATTAATTACTATTTTCATATCAATACCCCTTCTGTTTTGGTTCCAAATAATCTCCCGTGGATCGATCAAAGAACACCTCAAATGAACCACTATTACCAAATGCTCTATCCTCTAATAGTACAAAGGTAGATGTATTCCTTAATACAGGATCTTCCTCTAACTTATTTCTCTGAATTCCAATGAAGTAATAAGCCGCTCTCATCATTGCTCTACTACCAGTAAACTGATTACTATGTACTTGTCCACCTTCCTCATGAGGACGGCCATTCTGTGGAGCTTTCAAATGAGCAAAGATCATATAGAAGAAACCCAAGTCCTTAGCCATTGTACTTATCTCATCAGCTATACGGTCTAATTCAGTATTTGCTGCACTAGAATCCATACCAGCTGTTAATCTAGTTAATGGGTCTATAATAATATCCTCACATCCCTCTACTAATACAGCATGTCTTATAGCTACCTTAAGTGTGTCCCAAGACGTGGCACCATAACTATCATACAGAACTACACCAGACCTAGCTGCATTAACTCCATCTATCAGCTCCTCCTGAGTAAAATCACCATCAGGTATATGAAATTGCTTATGCTTAATCTTACCAGCTATCTTACGTATAGTCATTGCTGGTTTCTCTTCTAACTTGAATACAGCTATCTTACCTTTCTCTACCTGAGTTACATGGTGTACTATCTGATTAACAGCCTCACTCTTGCCTATCTTAACACCAGCCCCAAAGTATGCACCCTCTCCTAAGCGTCTACCATATGTCTTCTTAGTCAATGTAGGCCAAGGCCATGATTTACCCCATGTAGGCATTGCTGTAGCTTCTTCAAAGATATCATCTACTGTGATGAATCCTTCTGGTGCGTATGGTTGCGGCTGGAAGAAAGCATTAATAAATTCCTTCTGCTTACCTTTCTTGAGCATATCATTAGCATCTTTCTCAGTAGTAGTAACCATAAGAGCTTTAGCTCCAACCAACTTGGCAATTTCTTCTCCAACTTTCTTACCTGCATCATCTTTATCCGTATATATCAGTACTTCATCAAAGGAAGAGACAAAATCTATGTTATCAGATACAGAGGTAGCCTTATCTCCATGTATTAAGCTTACTACATTAGGTACAAAGTCAGGGTATTTAGCCCATAGCATCTGACATGCAGCTGCCATATCTTCATAACCCTCTGTTATAAGCAGTTTCTTCCCACCAGGCTGACATTGTGCCTGACCGAAAAGTTCAGGTTTCTTACCTTTAATAGAACCCACCCAATAAAAGGATTTAGGTAAAAGTCTCTTCTTATAGGCAATTATTTTACCTTCTTTAGTTACAGGGCAAAAATACGCCTTTTCTTCACCTGTTTTAGAGCTATATTCTACCCTAGTCCCATAGTGTGATGCTACCTTTTCAGATATACCTCTCCCTTTAAGAGCAGTTGTTGGGAGCTTATCTATTCCTTTTATTTCACTAGTGTTAATAGCCCTATCCTCTGCTTCTACTAACGCCTTAATGTTCCCGACACCCTCCTTATAGGGCCTAACTGATATATGGTGTTCTTTTTTAGGGCAATACTTACCGCCATCGTCAAATTCTAATAAATGATTTCCAGCACTATCATGGCCATTTTCTCTACACGCAGGACACGGATGATCTTTTATAATTTTTCCCATACTTTCCACCCCTTGTGAGTTTGTTGTTTGTTATTAAGAACCCTCCACATAGCAGCTTGATCTAGATCATTTTCTCTACAAAATCTCTTAAGATTAAATATCTCCATATAATCTTTATCTGGGGGAAGAACAATATACCACCTAGCTGCCCTCTTTTCATTATTGTATTGAGAATCACACCATTCTAAATTACTTTTAAAGTTATTAGCTTTTACTTCATCTTTGTGATGAATTTGTGTGTCTCCATATCCTTTAACTAGAAAGGCTTTTCCTACCAACTGGTGGACACCATACTGCATTTGAACACCATAAATAGATAGAGAAGCACGAAGATACCCATCTTTATCTGTTTTCAGTTTTAGTATACGTTCTCTACTATGTAATGATTTTACTCTACCCCAATCAGATATTTGGTATTTTCCTTGGTACCCATCTATATCTTTCCAAATTTCATTCATTCTTATCAAACCTCACTCTCTTAAACGCAGGATGCTTCATCTTACCACCCTTAGTCCAACCCTCATGCTCTACCTCAATTATAGTGCCTATAGGGGTGTCTAGGAGCTCCTTACGCTGCTTATCATCAAATCCTGTACCTACCTTACCTAAGTCTGTTATAAATGCACCTAGTAGGCCCTCAATACGCTTAGTACCCATCTGAATACCAGTTATAGCCACATCTGTAGTATCCTTTGGTTTTACCTTAATCCATTTATCACCTTGACGTAGTACTAATCCCTCATCACCATTCTCAACAATTGCATCTAACCAGAAGTAGATAGTCCCAGCATTTGGATTTTCCAGATACCCTAAACGAAGACGAGCATCTACTGGGTCTAAACTGTAAGCTTCATCTTGCTCAATTAACTTACCTTCCTGTGTTCTTACCCTTGATACAGTTGTATTCCAATCATCAACAAATATCTCATAATCACCATCAGCTAAACCCTCTAGGTTATATAGTGGCTTATTAGCCCGACTAGTGGCAACACCATCTTTAATAAAAGCCCTAACACCATCTCTCTTTATAGTAAGTTCCCAAGTTCCCTTAAGATCCTTACCATCCCAAGGTTTGGGTTTATTGTAATCTGCCATATTTATTCTCCATAGTATTGCCATAGTATTGCGTTACAGTGATTATGTACAGAACCTATTGTCATACCTGTTTCATGACTATGGTGTAGGTGTATTGGGTAATTGAAGAACCCTTTAGGAAATAACTTCTTATTAATAGACCTACTAGCCATATCCTTATGGGGAGATCCACTTAACTGTGCTCCACAGTACCAACACTTACCCTTTTGTATTTTAGTGTACTCTTCTCTTATTAATTTTCTATTAGAATAATGGGTGTCCCTATAGTTCACTGGTAATTTAATAGTTTCTGCCATTATAAATTCTCCCTAGCCTCTCTAGCATTTAGGGGAATGTCAACTGCCCAACATTTAACAGAGTTAAGGTGTATACGAGGTACTAACTCCTCACCATCCATATCTTTCTCTGCTTCTCTCAATAAGAGGAAATCATTATCAATAATCTTCTCTAGCCTATCACACTCTTGTACACTATCCATAACAATTACTGCTTGTTCCTGCTGACCTACTGCTGTTATAACTGATATAACAATTATAAATGCAGGTACGGTGAAAATTGAAGTCATATTATTCTCCTTGCTTTCTATTTTGACAACAAATAACCAATAAAGTTCAATTTATTATGCATGAAAATCAGAATAACTAGGTATCTCATATAGTGTGGTGATCCTCTCATACCTATTACACTGATATTCAGCTCCATCCTCTTTAGGAACTAATGGTCTTACATGAAATGCCCTACCATCATCATGTATAATTACCTTTAACTCTACTTGTTTACCTTCTTTTGGTCTATCCATAATTAGCCACCATATAATAAGTTGATCCAAATACAAATACCGTATATAATAATACAGCCAGTGTTGTCTTATCAAACATCTTCATCTTCTTCATTCCAATTATCCTCTGGTTCAGGAACCATTCTGTCGTCCTTCCTACGTTCTGGCTTATCAAAATTAAGCTCCATTGTATTATCACTATCATCTATCTCAGATATACAATAAGAGCACATCTCCTCTTCCTTATATTCTTCCTCTACTGGGTTAATTTGACATTTAGAACATATCATAATAGTATTCATAATAATCTTCCTCTAGCATATCCATTACCTGCATTTAAAGAACCAATCGCTAACCCAGCTGCTTGCTGTTGCGCCTGTAATGGTGGAGGAGGCGGAGGAATTAACTCTGAATCTTGCCCTGCAAACTCTTTAGCTGGTCTCCATTCACCCGGCATTGAACCCTTTTTAACCCTCTTAGCACTCTGCTCTTTAAGAAGACGTTCATTCTCCATACTCTTCAACTCCTCAATAGCCATATACATCTGCCCTATCATAGCTAGTTTACTCTGACCATGCTTACGGCTCTTAGATATCTGGTAGAGTGCTGTAGATTGTACCTTAGAGGTACCTCTGTATAATGAACTCAACCACTTTCTACTACTATCCTTAGACATCATAGAGGGGTCTTCCTTCCAATTATCAGCGAATATATCTATGATATCCCTATCACAAAGAGTAGTAAAAGATCCGTCAGTTAAACAGTGCTCTGTGTCTATCCCATAAAGAGACCTACAATCACATACCTTATGTGCCCACTCTAGATACTTAGATTCTGTCATACCTCCTAACTCTCTTAGAGTTAAATAAGCCTCTACTATATAAGGATAATCATGTGCATATCTAAATAATGTAAAGATAAATAACATAGAGGCTGTAGATGCTTTAGAGGACACTGTAAGGCCATCCTCAAGTACTTCTTCTACAGTTGGTTTCCCAACTAAATACTCAGAGAGCCTAAGTTCATTAAGGAGTAAACCATAATACTTCTCTACCTTCTCTTTTGTAAGACCACCCCTCTCCCATTCAGGATAATAGGTAATACTTACAACCTCTCCTTCATCCTTGAAGTTACTAATATTAATTAATCTACCAAAACACGATTGGTGATTCATCTCATTTACACTACCATCCTTAAAATGTACATCATAGCTAACACGATAATCTGGCATCTTTACTTCCTCCTAGTGTAGGTGTCGATAAGCAAACTCATCATCTTCATTTTCCTTAGTGCATGTAGGGCAAATAGGGTCATTATTATATGTCCAAGACATACTCTCATCATCCTCTAATAACACATTACCACTACATTGAGCACACCCATGTTCAGTTAGTTTTAGGAACTTTTTTACCTCAATAGTGTCCCCATTAGGGCCTCTTACAAACTCTTTAGCAATATCATCATCTGCCTCGGTGAAACCATTCATATATGCATCCTGTACAGACCCATCATCAGTACACCACTTTACAAACTCATCTAGGGTTAGATTGGTGTCTAAGGGATTCTCTACTACTACCTGATCTTTCTTCTTCTTACCATTTCTGATTATAAAATTCTTAACATCTACTGAGTACACCATACCTATCTCTAGATCTGTATTACTAGCCCCATGAATCTTATATTCAGCATCATCACCATAAGCTGATACACAACTAAAATACCCCTTAGTATCCTTAGCATTATAGGGGTTCCAAGACATAGGAGATACATCAGTGTGTCCACCTACTGATAAACCCAGTTTCTCAAGCCCCTCAGACCTTACTCGTTGAGCGTGCTCCCATCCCCGCTTCTTTGGGTTTATATGTGTAATAGCTTTAACAGGAGCGATATACGGAGTGTATGTTTCTACCTCAGTCTTGACAACATCTGTTTCCAGATTCTTATCAAATTCATACAGAGTATCTACATCTAGGCTATGAATCTCTTTGATGATATATCCATTACGATTACCCAACCATGCTAACATACCATACTCACTTGCAAAGATAATAGTATCACTATCCTTAATAGTGGCATAGTACAGAGGGCGTTCCTCATTACGAACCATAAACATCTTCTGTTTAGCCTGATCGTACCACACCAAGGCATATGCTCCATCTAGCTTTTTAATAGTTTCTTCAGCACCATTCTCATTAATAGATGCACAAATAGCCTCACTGTCGACAGTGTAGGTTTCTTTAGTCTTCAAATTATTGTGCCATAATAATGTGCCATTATGTACTAATGAAATGTTGCCATGTTGGAAGGGGTGTGCTGCTGCTGCACTGACACCACCTTTAGTAGCCCAACGGTTATGCCCAACTATGAATCGGTAACTATAGATGGCTTTTAAGAACTTATGATACCCCTTTAGCTGTATAAAGTCTGGGCCTGTTACATCCTTCTTATATATAAAAACATCATCAGGATCATTTCTTTTAACAGCTAATAATCCTGTACTATCATACCCACGAACAACACCACATAATAGTGCTTCTGATATAAAAGCACCTCGATTCTTATCGTTAAATGTAGTATTGTTATTAAATTCTCCAATTAAACCACAGATTTTCTCATCTCCTAGCCGTATAAATACGGTCATCAAGTTTATATTCTACCACTCATCATCTACATCTAGACCATCTACAATAACCTGTTGCCTTGCTATTTGAGGCTCTGGGATATTCCATACTGAAGCATCAAATCCCCTAACCCTACCAGTGCTACTCTTCTTCTTTTTACCTTTAAGACCCAGTTTCTCCTCAAATACTTTAGCGACTATACCACCATCCTCCTCACCAATACCACGATATGCTTCTAATCCCCTTAACTCTTGGAAGTGAATCATATCATCTACAGCTCGTACACTACGAGAGATGTCCTCTTGTAACCCAATATATATTAGTTTCTCATGGTGATCTGGGAATACCTCCTCTAGAAAGTCCACAGGATGCTTAGATGAGCACAGAGTTGCTAAATCCTCTACCTCAAAGTCACCCT